TATCTTGACTTTGCAGCAGCATCAATGTCTGTTACATTGTAAGTACCGTCATCTGGATTTTCTGTAAGAAGAATAGTCCACCCTTTTGGTAACGCCCAAGAAATGTAGCGTTGCTTGTCAATGATTTCCATTACAGCTTGCATAAAGCGTGGTGCTGCTCTAGTGTAATCATCTAAGATAAGTACACCGTTTTCTCCCTTACCTGCAATCCAAGCTGGCTTAGCATAGCTCATTCGGCTTTGTCCATTAGCTTTCCATCCCTGTGCAGCAAAGGAATCCATGACTTTTTCATCAACCCATTTACCCACTTGTGTATCGCCTTGCTTAGCAACCATCTGATATTCCTTAATTGGAATACCAACTAAGTCACCTAACTCATCTAGCTGAGCTAAGTTGATAATTTCTACATGTTTTATATTTAGCTCTTCAGCTAATTGTTCCACTACGGATGTCTTTCCTAATCCTGCTGCACCACAAATTGAGATAGCAACTGGTTTCAATCCATCTTCTTGGATTGCTCTATTGTTTGTAATCAAGTGAGTCAATGTTTCTTTTAACTCTTTGCTGTTTAACTGTACTTTGTTCATAACTCTTAATTTAACTTTTAATTTAACTTGATTGTTTTTCCTGGTAAATGATCTGTGTCCTGACATTTTGTAGATAATACCCACAACATGTTTTTAACTGGCGCATTTGGAGCAGGACATTCTCCATCTGTAAGATAAATGAGTGTAGTGTATTTCTTTCTGTGTTGTATGTAATAATCTACAACAGGATTGAAATCAGTACCTCCTCTTTTCTTAATAACCAAAGGAATGTTTGGTCTATATTTTACTGGATCTTGCATCTGTGTGTCTGCAAAAACCAATGTAAAATCATGTCCACACTTGTACATGTGGTGAATTTCATGCATAAACTCTTTAATTTCATCATCAGATACTGAAGCAGAACTGTCAATTGCAATTAAGATGGTTGAAAATTCCTGAACTTTGATTCCAAAATCTAATTCAAACCGCTTGCTTTGTTTTCTTTTGGTTTTACGCATGCTGTTTTTAGAACTGTTCCCAATGTATCTTCTCAAGTAAGCTTTCCAATTAAACTTTGGTGGTTCAATTACTTTTAAAGCTTCTAACTTTTGTAAGACCTCTCTAGGTATCGTACCCCGCATCTTTTGCACTTGCTCAACAACTTCATCCAACATGACTTCAAGTTGCTTGTCAACGAGTTTCTGTTGTGTTTCTGATAGGTCATCGAAGTCATCCCATTGGTGATTAGGAACACGCATGTTGTTTTTACCTTGATTGGTTACTTGCATAGATCCATTAGCAACAGCATCTTTAATGGCATCAAGTAAACTTTGACCTTGTCCGCTACCTTTACCTGTTCCTGGCCCATTTCTTTCACTTTCTCTGTTTAGTTTTTCATAGTAAACATTTGTTCCTTCGTCAGGAAGCAAGTCATAATCACTAAATTTTTCAAGTGTACAGCCATCTGGTGGTAAATAATTGGGATCAATCTTTTGATTAATCTCAACATCTTGTGCAGTATTTGCTAACTCATGGTTTTTGAGATGCTTGTATTCTGTAATATGAAAGAATGCAATATGCATTAATTCGTGCTGAAGCAAACCTTTCTTCTGGTCTTCAGACAATGTTTGCCAAAATTCCGGATTAATATACAACTTGTAGTTGATTCCTTCTAGTCCAACACCGGCTGTTGGTACTTTGTCTGTCCATTCTTTGTTAAGATTTAGAAGCAGTAGCCCATAAAATGGCTGTTCTAGCATTAAGTCTTTACAAATCTTCGTGAGATTTTGTTGGAGGTTTACTGACATTTAACTGTGGTATTTGTGATTTAATTGATTTTCTTATCTCTGAAGTCCATGTACTTGACATTAAACTGTAAAGATATTCATTGTAATAAACAAAGAATTTTTCTATACTTGAATGTGAAGGACAATTATTTTGAATGTAACTTACCATTTTAGCTAAACACTCCATCGCTGGAGTATAAGATGGCCATTCTAACAGATCTGTCATTTTTTTATCCAAGTCTTCATCTGCTTTAATTGAACTTTTGATTGGTTCTAAAGTCAAATACCAATATAAAGCATTGTCTTTGTCTAACACAGATAGCAGTGCTAGTTGACCAAGCTTATGGTTTTCTACATCTTTGGATTCAAGAAGTCTTTTTATTTTTTTCTCCTGCGATTGCATTTTTTAGGATTGGGATTAAAAATACTTTTGTGCTTGCAACACCATGTTGCTTGACACATTCTGCAATGTCTTTTTCTACATTGAAATAAATGTAAGATATATCATACAAATCTTTGTAGTGTTTCATTGCTTTCATGCCTGCGATGTCATTGTCAAATAGAGTGAATACAAATTCATATTCTTGTCGGTACTTGTCAATCTGTGCTTGAGTGATAGTAACATTCTCGCTGTCGGGAGCTACAAGCTCAATCTGATTGAACTTGAGTGCCTTGAATGCACCGATGTCTTTCAGAGATGATGCAATGATTAGACAACGCGCCTTGTATGTGAGTTGTTCTTCACCTTGCGTATATTCTCTAAGCTTTAAGAACTTTGCTACCTTTCGCGTTGGCTGATAGATTTTGCATAGCTCTCCTGCATTATTGAAATAACCATAACACATGTTCTGAGCAAAGTTCATTTCTTCTACTCCGTCTTCTTTTGTAATGGTAATGGTATATTCTCCTAGTGGCTTTATGTTATAGTTCTTTAAGAAAGAACCACCTATTCCAAATTGTTTCCAGAACGCAGCATCAGCATTAGTCCATTTACGGATTGTGTACTTGTTGACTTCTCTGATTTCTTTGGAGGCGGTATTAATGTATTTAGGGATTTCTGTATCATTCTTAAAAAGATCTAGGATTTGCCTATAGCCATTTTGCCTATCTGATAAGTTGTAGAGTTCTAATACTATATCAACAGCATCACCATAGTTCCCTGAAGAAAAATCTTTAAAGCGATATATTTGTTCATCATCTGAGAAAAACAAAATCATTGAAGGATCATTGTCTGCCTTGTTAAAGATAGATTTGATTTTAACTGACTGTCCTTCTAATGCTTCTTCAAGATTTAAAATTCTTTCCATGATCCTGTTACTAGGTATAGGAAAGTTTTTGTTAGTGTAATAAACTGTGTGTATCATAACTAAAATAAAAAAGGCGGGCTAAATTAATAACCCGCCTTGTGTTATTGGAAAAGATTAATCTTCCTCCATGTCAAACAACTCGCTGTCATCCAACTCATCGTTGTCAAACGGACTGTCTGTAGGTGCATTTGCAAAATCGTCATCTTCTTGCTCTTTTGCAACTGAATCATCATCATCAACTCCGTCATTAAGAGCTGCATTTTCTGTTACAGACTTAGACTTTGTGATGTGAATGTTTGCATCAAACTTGGTAACAAGACCTCCTTCAAGTGCAAACGGCTCAGCAGCATCTTTTTTCTCTGGCAACCACATGTAATATACTGTGTATCCGCCAGCATTCTGACCTTCTGTAGCACCAATACACCAAGAGAAATACTTGTCTTTGAGTAATCCACTACGAACTACACCTGCAAGCAATTGCTCCCATGTATCAAATTTACCATCGTTGGCTTCCAACCATGCATCACCACCAACTGTAGTCAATAGTTTTTGAACAAACTCAAGAATTTTAGCTGATGCCAAAATCTTGTAAGGCTTTCCTGTTTTTTTTGAAACGCCTTCACTTGTTCTGATTGGCCAGTTAGAAAACTGAATCTTTTTTGTTTGACCAAGGTATTGACCTTTACTTGCATCACCAAATACTTTATCAAATCCTACAAAGTCACCACCGATTGGGCGGCTTTCTACTTCAATAAAGATTTTGTATTCAGGATTCTTAGGATCCTTTGGTGTTTTTACTTGTTCAATAGACAAGTTGTTGATTTTTGCCACAACATTACCTGGCTTTAGTTCTTTGGAGATGTGATTTTTCTTAACTCCTTTTGTTGAAATTCCTGACATAACTTTTCTTTTTTTTACTAGTTAATAATTACTGTTTACTTAATATAGATTTGGTCCCAATGAGTAACCAAATTATCTTTCTCATCATATTCACTGATAAGAATTTCCTTTCCTTCTAATCTTTTGATTTTACAACCAGCTAAGACATCATCACTTGGCAAGAAACATAAGTAGTTTGCTTTACCAATGCGCGTCATATAAGCAATGGCTTGTGCCTCTGCTGAAATAGATTGTTTGTTTTTACCAATCAAATTTACATCATGTGATGTCAATTCCGCACCTTCTTTTAGGATGTTGGTTTCTTTGACATGCGCAATGTAAATAATATTGTCAGCACATTCTTCAATCATCTTGGTGATTTGCTTGAATGCTTGGCGTAGATACTGATACCCTGAACCATTTGGCAAGAATAAAATACTGGTGTATTTAGATTTACCACATGTTGGTAGTAATCTATCTGTTGCCTCATCTTTTTTAATCCAGCTTTCTTTTCCCATTGGAGTTTTCATGTATAGTCTTTCTGCTTCCAGAATACATAAGTCTTCCAATTTAGTTAAGGTATCAACTGCAATGTACTGATATGGTTTACCTGCAGCTTTGATTTTCTGTAAGACTTTTTTCAAATCATTTAATGTTGGGACATACATCACCATACCATCAGCGGTTTGAATCTTATCTTCAAGGTTAATCACTAAGCAGTTTTCCAATCCAGCAATTGCTGTTGTTTTACCAATCTTTGGTTTACCAAAAACTAGTAATGGACTAGGGTTGATAAGCTTACTTTTAGTAGGCTTAGTCGGTAGAATAAAGTCTTCTACTTTATTTTCATCACTCATCTTAATTACTGTTTACTTTTTTACTATTTCGTTTAGCCATTTCTTCATACTCACTGGCTTACCTGTAAGTATTGCGGCTAAATCCCTAATCGTTAACTGGTCAATTGGCAAATCCTGATCTGGATCCGGCATATCAAACTCATCTATTTCAGATGCTTCACTTGTACATACAATTAGTTCCTCTACAGGAATGATGTACCTGATTGTGTGATTTGCTGAATGCGGTTCAGTAACTCTATATTCTTGCATGTAATGCGGATTGTATTTCCATTTATACAATGTGCGCGATTCATCTTCAGAATCATAATCTCTGCTCACAAATTCAGTAAAGATGTCTTCTCCTTTCTCAATTTCACTTGGGAAAAAAGATATAACTCTCTCACCTGAATCATAATAAGCCATCTTAGGTGAAAAGACTGGATCTTTTGCGCCTAGTTTAGCGAATGTAGTTTTGTGATAAGATTTTAAAATTTCAATCTTTGCCTTTTTGTCCAAGGTTTCTACTGTATTTTTCTTTGTGTTTATACTCATTACTTTTTAGTTTGAATTGGTTGTTGATCTTGACCAGGCGTTTCCATTTCACTAATTGACATGTTATGAAACTCTGCTTTAAAGAAACTCATACCTACTTCACCATTCCTGGATTTAATCCAATGGAGAACAAGAGTATTTTCATCTTCAATTATAAATCTATCAGGTCCATAGTAACTAATAAATCTTTTTGCTGGTCTGTTGATTCCTACAACTAAATCTGCATGTTGGACAAGTCCATCACCCCCGTATATATCAGACTCTAAAATGTAGTTACCGTATTTACCATTCTCATTTCTTTCCGGTCTGTCCGTGTCCCTGTTTAACTGGGTAAGTAGAATGAATGCAATAGGAAATTTCTTTTTTAGTTCTGTACACACTTCACCAAGGTTTGCTAATGTTTCCTGCTTAGAGGCTTCATCTGCGTCCTTCTTGATTAATACGGAGTGGTCAAGGGTTATGACGGTGTTATGATATGAAATCTTACCAGCGTCATTAGTTATTGAAAACTCTTTCATGTATTCAATAATCTCAGTTCTGAATTGTTTTACCGTTACTGATTCATCAATGATGTCAATTGGATATTTAGATGCTTCTTTAGCATACTTGTGACATAGATCAATTATATCATCTGATACAACAATATCTTCTTCTTCTGCACTACATAGGTATCTGTAAGTTTCTTTGGTTACTGATGAAAACTCTCTGAGCTTTGTTGTTCGTCCGAACATTTCCAATTGAAACTGCAGCACTCTTATGTTGAGCCCAGGGTTTAATTTAAAACCTTCTCTTACAATTTGGTCTACCATTAAAGTTTTACCTGATGCAGGTCTAGCACCTATAACAGTAATGGTATTAAACTCAAGACCGTTAAGTGTTGCATTGTTGAATTTAGGCCAAGGTGTTTTGTAACTAGGAATTAATCCCTGTTGCTTACCTTTCATGTATTTCAATGCATCTTTGTAATGTTCTTTATGGCTTTTCCACTTCATAAGATTTTAGTTTTAAAGTATTTTTCTTTGGTATAACTTTCATTGTTAGCTATCTTGTCACAGTAGTCAGCTAAGTCTGAATGCACAGTCCTTGTTCCATCATCTTTGCGAATGAAATACAAGGCGGTTCTCATATACAGATAGTTTTTAGCACGGTATTCAGATACATACATGATTGTTGCATCTTGAATAACTTGCCATGAGTAATTGTAGTTCTCAAAAAACCATCTGAAATTAGTTTCAATGTTCTTCTTGTTACCTCTGGCGTATTTACCATTAGGTAACTTGGTTGTAGGAAATATCTCTATGTAATCATCAATTTGATTTGGATAATCTTTTCCCATTAAGTCATCTAACTTTAACTTTTTCTTTGTTGCAAATAGTTCATCAATGCTTTTTAGAATTTTAAACTCACGGCTGTCTTCTGGAAGATCACCTGTAGTGTACTCTAAATACATTTGAATGTACTGTTTTACAGTAACTTTGTGATACTTTAGTCTTTCAAATAGACTGCTTTGTTTGAGATTATTTTTCATAGAAAGGACTACTAAGATACAAAACTTTTACCAACTGATGGCAGAAATTCCTTTACTTTCTAAAATTAAATTTACATTTTCATCAAACAATTTGTACAATGCATTTGATTTCCAAATAGCATGTGACTGTTCTGGTAAGAACACTTTGTTTCCATGTCCATCTTCATTTACCATCTCTGAAAAATCACTTGCTTCAAATCCAACAAACACATATACAATGTCAGGTATGTTTGAAATTAAGTAGTCAATGAAATAGATGTTGAACATACGCCAGTCTTCCATCATTTGATCTGTTCCTACAGCTGTTCTTGATAGATTGTAGAACATTACACCTTGATTGGTTAAAAGTTCCGGAGATATAAACTCTGAAGAAAATTCCACAGGTCCTTTAGAAATTACCAATACTTTTAGATTTGCTGGACTCATAGTAGTAAAGTCACTGAACCAAGATTTCATTGGAGGCGTAAACGGTTTACCATTAGATACACCTGCAATCAATTTGTCCAACATCTTTTCAAATGTAGGTTTATCAAACTCCTGTAATAGGAATTTACTCCACGGGAACTCCGTGTATTTTTCTTTCTGTTTATTTATTATATCTTTGGAGTTAATATTTGAACTCATGGCTAAAAAAATTGTTACTGTTATTAAAGAAGACACTGTTGTAAGCATAGAAGTGTCTGGTGCTTATTATCAACGCGTCTATGATTTGATGGCAAGGTTATTAGAACAACAACCTGATCCGAAGCAAGCTTTGATGAACATTGATACTCCTACCAATGAAACTCCGCTTACTATATCTGAAGCAGTTATTCAAACTTTTATGATGCTTATAAAGTCTGTTGAAGACGAAGCAAATAAAGATTTGAAAAAACACACAACAGATGTTGAGTTAGATATTAAAGAAGATCCTTCCGAAAGTTAATGTTGAGGAAGTCCCCAATCAAGTACATCTTTTCAATGACATCGGACAAGTCTTGTCTTGATAGATCTGCAAATGACTTATAGTATTTTTGCTGATCCACATAATAAGTCAAACCGCACTGGTCTTTGATGTCCTTTTTAGTTTTCTTGATGTCCTCTCCTGTTTCGTCTGAGATTTCTTTAATCATTACATGGATTTTTGCAAGTTGTGCCTTGGTATTGTTAGGCTCTACTGCTTCCATGATGCATTCTATCTCATCATCTTCAGTCAATTCGCGTATGAATTGATTGAATCTAGTTTTCATCAGACCATCTTTAGGAATAAGCTTTCCATTTACCATTTTGAATTTGATGACACAGGTCTTTTTCATGCGGCTGTTTCATTAACTCTGGTTACTTGACAACTTTCCATTGGTGAACTTTCAATAAAGTTTTCTAACGCGTCATAGTTAAATCCACTTGGACAATCTTCATCATCATCTTCTTCTCGAAATCTACATTCATCAATTTCATCTTGAGTAGGTGATTGTTCATACAAACTTTTTTCTCCGTCACTGATTTCAAATGTGTACTTACCATATAGATCCATTCCTGGTTCATCATAGCTATAAGTAAATTGCAAGTCAAACAACTCTGCAATTCTTACTATGTCATTTGGAATTGGTGCCCATCTGGATTGAAATGAAAGCGTAAGATAGTTATCTCCTTGGTCTAAGGTGCTTATTTCAAACATGTATCCGTCAATTGAACCGTCTAGTCCAAATAATAACTGACCATGGCCTGTTTTTTCTTGCATATCAATTGTTTTTTCAAACAATTTGTAAAGATTTTCTACATTTTTTTGTTCTCCGGTAAACTCTACATTATTCCAACACCAATTTGGCATACTGTTTATTTTTAAGGTTCAACATCTGGGTTTATGTATCTAATAGCGTTCCTTCTTATCTCTCTTAACTGCAAAGACGTAGCTATTCCCTGTCCTCTTTCTTTCTTTCTTTTTCTTTGAAGAGGACTCTTCATTTTGTTCTGTGTATTCGTCAAGTGCAACTTGCTTAAATAATCCATGTTCTTGTCTATCTTTTCCATAAGCTGTTAGTGGGTAAATTTGATTTTGAACAAAGTTGTTGAAATGTTTTGAGATAAACTCTTTATGTCCTTCAACTGGAATGTAATTGTTTATATAGTAAAAAACTGTTGCATGATTAGTAACATTAATAATTTCTGCAATTTGTTCTAATACTATTTCAGGATAGATGAGCTTAGCTAATTTGACAGCATGATATTTCATGGCAACATAGTATCTATCTCTCCTATTTACTTTAGCAAAGTATCTTTGCAATTGTCTTAAATCTGGATAGAGTTCGTACAAATCTTGGTCATTACTAACCAAGCCGCTGTAAAAAAACTTATTTATCATTCCGTGATTCATAAAACTTCCTTTCTTCTTTTGTTAGTTCATTGTATTCATATACTGGTGGATTCAGCATTTGTTCTTCAGACTCATAGTATGGTTCTGTTTTGCTGCCAAGTATTCCGCTACTACGCGGTGTTATTCTTTTTATGCAGCCTTCATCAATAATGATTTGCTCTACTTCAAAAATGCTCATGTCTTTATACCTGGCTATGTCTTTTACAGAACTACCAGTTTCATACATTAAGCCAATTCTTTTTTTTGAGCGAGCACTGAGTTCAGGCACTAAGCTAATTTAGGATTCAGTATTTCATCCAGTTCTGCGTCTAATGCATCAAATTCTGATTGTTCAATAGGAACAAATCTGTCTGGATTGAAATAGTGATAAGGAAAACAGTCTTCTCCGAGGGTGATTTCATCAAGTACAAAGCCGAGTGAGTTTGATGATAGTAACGGCTGTGCCTCTACTAATGTGTAGATAGAACCTGCTTGTACCCATTTTTCTTGTGGGATTTCTGCAGGTTTATTCTTATCATTGATGCACATAATTTTCATTGGTAAACTCATAATTGTCTTCCTTGTTTAATTTGGTTTAACTCTTCTTCATCTTTTTCTGCTAACCATAAATCAAAATCTGTTTCAAAATCACCATACCAACCTGACATTACTTGTGTTAAGAATGTCTTGAGTATGTTTTCACATTGCGGTTTACTATAACCGTAGTCATCTCTTAGTAATGCAACAATGTTATCGGGTACTTCGACTTTAATTGTCATGGTGTTTGCAATTTGATTATCTTCTGTAAGAACAATTCATTCTCTCTTTTCAGATCTTTGATGCGGTTATCTTTATCTATAAGTTCAACCTTCAACTTTCTGTTTTTAAGAATAAGCGCGCCTTTTTCTTCAGCTTTCATCAGATCTTTCATTTCACTTATCTCTGACTGGAGCATTCCAATTTCCATATTGAGATTACAATTGGATTCTTCCAATTGTTTTTTCTCAAACTCTAACCAAAGAACCTTTTCTTCAGGAGTCTTTGGTCTTAAATTCATTAATGTATCATCCATCTCTACTGTATTAATTCAACCTTGAGGTTGTGATTTTCTAAATTGTTTTTTATGTCCAGTAGTTCCATAAAATCTCCACTCTTAATAGTTACCTTCTTGTTGTTATGTGCAATCAATACACATTGATCCGCTTGAATAGGCATGTGTTCACAGTACCTAATCAAACATGCTTTAACAAACATGAAACTATTCTTGTCATCATTATGTAATACTAGCTTTGCCATTGTACTTGAATATTTTAGTTTTATCAAAATCTTTTAATGCACTCTTGCACCAATAGTAATCCACTGTGTCCGCATAGCACAGTAAATGTACAATACTTTTTTCATTTGGATTAAGTCTTAGAAACCTACCAATCTTTTGTTTGAGTTTCTTTTCATTGGCATACGCATGCATTATGATACCTACCTTTAAGTTGGGTATGTTTGCACCTTCAGCTATCTGAAGCACTGAACTTAATTTACTAATTTTTCCTGACTTAAACAAATCTAAGTACTCTTTTGATCTAGGTTCTTTAGAATGATACACATGTTTACAGATAAGATCCGCTTGTTCAGTATAGTCTGTGAAGACTAATGTCTTTTCTGTTTGTTCATTAAGCAATCTTTGTGCATAGTCAACCTTTGTTTTGTATGACTGCATTGCTTTTAAACGCATGATCCGTTGTATCATCTTTTTCTTTTCATCTTTAGCTTGGTCAATGAACTTAGTCCACATGTTGTAGTTTGCTACTTCAGACATAAGTCCTCCGCTTTTAGTACGCACTGAAGGCTTACTGTTTAGCTCAAGCAAATGAACATAGATCCGATAATCATTAAGCATGTGATCAGCAATACCATCACTGATCTCATACTTATAAATCACAGGACAAAACTCATCACAAACTTTAAATGATTCAGATGTTTTGTATTTAGGATAACTTCCAGTCAACCCTAGTATTGGGCCGTCATATAATCTCAACCAATCACCGTGCTTTTTCTTAGCGTTGTGACATTCATCAAGATAAACAAAATCATAATTGTAATTAGCTTTATGTAAGCTGATGTACGTTATGAATTGCATGTGTGGTATCAGATACTCAAGCCCATGTTCTTGCGCCTGACCTATCCATTCTTGATGAATAGATATTTTAGGTGCGACTACCAAGAACAATGATGTATCTGTATATCTTTTTGCCATGTGCTTGAGGCCTAATAAAGTTTTGCCTGCACCTGTACCCAAGATAACACCAGAATATTTCCTTGTTCCTATAGCTGTAAGACATGATGCTTGAATTTCTGATTTCTTATTCATGTTATTAATGTATTTTTATTGTTAAAGTATCTGTTAGCATCCATTGACAGTTGCTTGTTATAACATAACAATTATTTTCATCTAAAAAATCTTCAGGAGATTCCCATATATTTTCATCATAAGAATACACATTTACTCTTTGTGTTTCATAATCCAAAACTATTAATGTTTTTTTCATAACTCTTTTTCTACAGGTTCAGGTGTACATACATGACCATCACTCCATTTAATACCTGGAGGTGGTGTTGTTTCGGGTGAGCTGTACTTAGTACCGCATTCACTACATACAAATTTATTCATAGCCATCTTAAATTTTCTGGTGGACATTTAGCTCCGGTATCTCCTTCATGGAAACGCGCCCATATACCGCCATCTCTTACTGTAGAAATAAATCCTACCTCGCAATCAGGATGGTCTTCATCTATTGCATGAGGTGGCATGTATAATACAGGTGCACCTAAGTCTTCAAACTTTACTTCTCTCCCTTCAATAAATACTTTATCTTCTGACATACTATTCTATTTTAAAAATCCTAACTCTCTTGCTTCTTTTGGATTAGCATGTACCCACTGGTGACATGCCCGGCAGGTAGCAAACCATGTATCAACTCCTAAAAAGTTATCACCTGTTCTATATGCAGCGTGATGAATTTCAGTTGATTGTTTAGTGCAATCAGCAGTGTTGATTTGACAAACCGGATGTTTTTCTAACTGAACCTTTCTAAGTTTAGTATATAGTCCATCAAGTTTTTTCTTTTTGTCGCTAACCTTTTTGATTTGTGTTCGCGTTGGCTGAACTTTTACATCCTGTTTGAATGCACAATCTTTACAAAGTTTATAGCGAGTGCCATCAACAGTTACATTCTTGTAAATGTATTTTTGTTGATGACACCCGTTACATTCCTTCATCTTGGTAATCATGCAGCTGCAAAGTTTACAGGTAAAAGATTTTCCTGAATCAATTTCTTAATGATGTCAGTCTTAGTAATACCCAAGTCTTTGAATGATAAAGTACAGATGAATTTAGGATCTGGTTTAACTTCAACAGACAATAACTTTTTCAATGCAGCCGTTGTAAAAATGTTGGACAATGGTTCATTCTTTTTAATGCTTACCTCTTTAGTAAAACTATTTGGTGCTGCACATGTACCATTCTTGTGTTCTTTTGTAAAAGAAACTAACTCAGTGTCTGCAAATGTAACAAGGCTGTTAGTTTTATTTAACATGATCTCCTGCTTCCAAAGATTTAAAATTGTTTGTGTCAATTTATTTCTCTTAAAGATTTTAGCTTTCTTACTACTGTTCATAGCATAAAGTTCTTGAGGAGTGTACATATCAAGACCAACCATTAAATGTTTAAACATTTTGTATTGACCTTGAGTAAGTGTTGTGTAATCTACAACAGAAGTTGTTGGGAATTGCTTAGATTCCATCTGGCCGGAATACATTAATTCCTGTAAGCCATCAAAGCTGTTAACTGTTTTCATCTTAAATGTTTTTTGTGGGGTGAATTTATTCGTCAAGATCTATGTCATCGGGGAACTCCATGTCCTCTGGTAGATCTTCTATGTAATCTTCTACAAACTGAATGTTTTCTGTAGTATCTTCAACAACATCAAAAGGATTTGTATCTCCTATGCTACTTCCAAAGTTTGATTCATCAAGATAGCGCAAGTCTTCGTCAGACATTCTGAGATAAGCCTCAATGCTAATATTAATAATTTTACCATTTGGAAGTTGATATATCATGAATTAATTACATAATTGTTATTTCTTTTTGGTTTGGAATATAGCTGGTGTAGACATCAACTACTGCTGTTATTTCAGAACTATCAGTAATTAAAGCTAAACCGGTATAGCCCGTGATTGGATTTATATGTTCAACTAGGACACGAATATACAAATCATTTACTATAAGAGCATTGTCTTCATAGTATTTTTTGTATGGACCAGGGTATGAACTTACAGTAAGCGGTACATATATGTAGTCACCTTCTTGAAAATGTTTCTCATTGTTTCTGAGTTTCTTTTCATTAAGGAAATCTACAAGCATGTCTTTGTCAGACACGTTCTCTAATAAAAATTTGAGTAATCTTTGTTGTGTTACTTTAGGAGCACTGTAAAACTTTGTTTCTAACAAGTCAGCAAGATTTTCTTTTGTCATGGGTTACGCTACCATTGCGGATACATAAATAATTTCTTTATCACCATGAAGTATATTAAAAGTTTTAACTGCTTCAATGTAATCTTTTGCAACAATGTTAATGCCTGAACAAAGTTCTGTAGCAAGGACAAAGCAAATGTGGAATTTTTTCATAGTTTAATTTTTAAAAGTTAAAGGGTAGGTAATGTCACAAACCTACCCTCATGTACAACCAGTGCAAGTCTATCCTTGCTGTCTTAGCGTCATTAGAATAAAGAACCACCGCGAGTTAGACTACAACGGTGGCTCAAATATTCACCCTACATGCTCTACAATATCAAATTCTAATTCAGTGTATCCTTCAGGTACTTTTTCTGATACAGAAATCAAATTGCGTGACCATAGTCCTACAATTTCTGAATCCCCCCTGAAATCACCGCCTCCTCTACCGTTACCTTCGCAGGTTAACAATGGAAGCGGGTGTATTTGCCAACCATCTTTATCTGTAGGAACAGTTGTTTTGTCAACGTATTCCTTGGTATCATGGTTGATTACATATCGGCTTTTTGTTTTAGATAATGGAGTTTTAGGTTTTAATATTGTTATATCTTCACAAAGACTATAAAAATTATCTCCATCTTCAGAACCGTCTACTGCATCAGCATAATCACCACACCAGGTAACAGGCATTGGATTTTTGTAGATTAAATTTTCAAATGACTTTACAAAATCATTTTTCATCCATGAATGTTCCATTAACTTGGATCCTGAACCATATTGGTATGAAGATACCCAACCAATTACATTTTTCTTTTCTTTGTCTAGCAAGATTGCTTTATAATACTGTCCCATGTTTTAAATTTTTGCGTAATGTGTTTCTCCACTGCTGAATCTAGCAGTGACTTTTAATGGCATAGAGTTTTCTTTGAAGAAATCTTCTACAACTTCAATCAATTCATCTGTTATATTGGAAGCAAATCGTTCAGCATTTTTGCATTGAATCTTTATCATACCTGCTGGCATATCTGAATACCATTGCGCATCTGCTAAGAAATCAATTTGATCCATGTTCACATCGCATGCATCATAGGTAATATACCAATCAAGACTTGCGCCTTCATAGTATGCACCTCGTACTACACAATTAATGTTTACTGTAACATCAATGTCACCAAACTTCTTGTTCTTATAGAACTGAAACTGGGGTATAGATGCATAACTTCTGAGTTCATGTGGATCTTCGTCACATGTATGGTGATAACTGAATCCCTTTGTTGGAGCCAATTCCATAGCGTTTTCTTGTAAGTTGGTAAAGAAGTCATCACATTCCCATGATTCAGGAGCACAATCTTCCATCTCATCTGTTTCTTCTCCTTCAGAATCCAATACTGGTCGCTCATAGTTCATCAACACCGCATAAACATTACGCGCATTGACATTGTGAAAGTTGCTTGTTCCCATGTTAAATGTTTTTTAGGGTGGGTAATAATTTGATTTGTTGTTCTTGTTCTAATCTTAACTCCGTGCCACTTTTGTGGTAGAACTTGCGGGTTAACTTTTTTAATATACCTTGTTCAGGCCATACATTTTCATGTCCCGGAAGACAACACATTAGTGGAAATGGTTCAACTACTCTTGATTTTCTCGCCATGCTATTACAGATTGTTCTTGGTTATACAATTCTTCATACCCAATTAAGATTTGAGCTATGTAATCAACTCCTCCATTAAGATCCAGGAGGTCTAGTAGAATTTCCGGGCACATGTTGTACAATTCTTTGATTGTAAATTCATGATGTCCGCTCATTCTTACATTTAGATGAGGGCAATGATTATGCATGTGATAACATAATTCATCTAATTCAGTAAGTGTCATGTCATAACCATTTTGTTCAAATGATTTTCCTCTACTTAAAGCTTCTTTGGGAGTTAAACTTAGGAACGCCATGTGTCCATCTTCCCGTCTACCGCAATATCTGATTTTTTGTGTCATAGGATTTAAATTATAGGATAGCACCTTTGATGTAATCTCCGGCACTAACCCTTGTTTCTTAAAATGGAAATCCGTCATCTTCAATCATTTGGTCAAGACCTTGGTCACAAATGTCTTGAGCAATTTCACCGTTGAGTCCTGACCAATGTTTTTGTTCTGTTGGCTTTGGGGATTCCTGTGGTGATGATAGTAACTTGCGTTCTTTGTCATGGACATTGAACATGTTGAACATGTCATCATACAAGCGCACATTGACTCTAGTGTTATCTATTGTTTCTTTTGATAGGCAATCTAGCGCAAATGCTTGGCGTTTTTCTGAAAGGTTTCTTTCTTTGTATGAGTTCATACCTAACAGCGCAATGTCACTTCTGTGCTGAATGTAGTATCCCCATGCAAATGCTGAATACGCTGTACCATGCAATGATTTGTATGAAAGTTCCATATCTTCTGCATCAGCCTTATCGGTTGGAGAGAAATAGAATTTTATTGTAGTCCCTACTCCTGTAAGAACAATATACTTTCTAAGCACGGTGTCATTACCCATACGGTTTATAGCAGGCTGACGATACTTTTCATCATAAATAGCCTTAGCTTCTTTGCGCATGATCATTGATTCGATTTCTCTGTGGCGAGATGCAAGGTTTTTGTTATTAGATTGTTCATCTCTTGTTTCTACAGCTTTAGCAATACGCATCCAAGTGTTGAACATTTTCTTTAAGAAGTACTTTTTGTTATCTAAATACACATACTGCGTAGTGATATTAATAACAGTTCTTTCTGCATTTTCAATGTTGAATACATCACCGATGCTTGCCTTGTTTTTACTCAAGGTCTTTACTGGTTGAAATGCTTTCATGGTTGTATGATTTGAATTTTTTGACTAAACTCTCCATTCCAATTAGCAGTTACTCCTGCGTCTTGAAATATTTTTACAATTTCATTGCCGTTACCTGACCAACTTAACCAACATTCACCTGATTCTTTAAGGTCGGCTGCTGCTTGTTCATGGTAGAATACAACTTTGTCAACTTTATCATCTGGTACAGCGAGCCAACCACATGAGTTGCAACACAAAAAGTTTTGCTTTGCAAAGTATCCATTCTTTCTTAAAACTGTAAAAGCTTTGTTGATTTTTTTCTTTCCTTCTGTCATCTTATTCTGATTTAAAGGTTTGATTGTAATATTCTTCATCTGCATAATCATTACTTCCGTCATACCATTTCATGTAAGCATCTTTTATCTGCTGCTTTTCTAATTCTTTTGCTTGTTCAAATGACTTTCTCATTTCTAATAAGTTGCCAGAATGTTTTATGTATTGGTATTCTAACCATTCTACTGCTGTCATCTCTTTTGATTTAAAATGTACTGCGAATAGCACAATGCCATTAACAATACTGTGATTACTATTTCCTTCATAGGAATTAATTTTAGGGGTTAGAGGTATAGGAGGGAGTCGAACCCTCACACATAGCGTTGTTGCTACAGCTCTGCCAGTTGAGCTTACTATACCGACCATCTGGGTTGCAGACAGTATTAATATTCAGGACCGAGATCAATCCACTCACCTCCTTCATAGATCTCAAGGTCATGGATGAATCCATCCTTACCAAGAACCATACGTTGGTCAGTATAATTTACTGCAATCTTGCCATTAGGTAGACGAAATACAGATGGTTTTTCCTTACCGTTTATTCTGATTACATTTTTGATAAAGCGCATTTCAGAAAAACTGAAGTGATCTGTTGTTGCAATATGCTTAGGTACTCCTGACTCCATTCCGAAGGCAGCAAGTAATAAGATTAGAAATTTCATTTGTTTTTTTCTTTAAGTAATTAAATAAACTTTTTTTTCTGTAAGAGCACTATGATTTCATTGGCTTCATTTTCCGCCCATGTTATCATCTCTTCTTCATGAGTACCCCATTGGTCATTGTATAACCTACCAGCCATGTGCATACACTCGTGCATCACGCAGGTGTAGACTTCATGATTACTATAGTTATTTTGTAATGAACCTATGTTTAGGAATATAAATGGTAAAGGACTCTTGTCAAGATTTTTATCTCTTGGATGGTAGTTACATAGACCGTCAATATACGATCCACCTTCAGCGATTCTATCTTCAGCTCCTGAAAGGGATAGTCCATGCATACCTGTTACACGGTAATGTAAGAACACTTGCTTGGCATCACAACCTAGAAGTAATTCATATTGCCCGCGGTCTATACTGAGAATAGTTTCAGGCATTCTTTTTTTAGAAGTAATTGTCTTTACACAAAAGAGAATAAAGAATAGTGTTGCTAGTAATAACAGTGTTGTCTTCATATTGATTTGTTTTGTGTGTCAACTTTACCGTATGCATCACAGTGCTGATACTTGCTGTGTGCACATGATGTTACGGCAATTAAGATTAGGGTAGCAAAAGCTGTGAGTAAAATTACTCTGGGTACAATAGTTGTTTTCATTTGTCTAAAGGTTTTTAAAATGAAGTGAATAAAAAAAAGATTTTGTTGATGCTCTACACTTGCAGCATATTCCGATACAAAATCTAATAAAAATCTTGAGCAATCAATAGTGGATTCAAATGCATACTTCTTCCTTTGCTGGCCAATACATTCTAGATACTTTGGGGTTACGCACATTAGTATCCATAGTGCCGGTGACTGGTTACACCTTTTTTGTTTGCATGATAAGCGGGTAGTTCAAATCCCTAGGTACTTCGACACTGAGAACTATGATTGCGTCTGTTAAGAATAAAATATGAGGGACTACCCCTCTGCACTCAGTTGTAAGTTCAATACTTCTCTATAACATGGAGATTTTGTTCCTGAGCAATTAAGCCTAACTCCTAGTATATTTTACCTACAACTGCTCACCCTTGGGAGAATGATTAAATGTTTCTGTACGTCCAACAAGCATGACTTGTGTTGTTTCTGTTTCTTAATCATTGTGGTTTCACATCTTACATCCTTTCATGCGGTTAAACCCATGAGCCTTGTTAGCATTACAAGTTAACCTTCCTGTAAGAAGTCTTTATATCCACATGAGAATGGTGCATTAAAAAATGGAAGAGCATATACGGCACCATCTCTTCCAGTATAGGTTACAAGCCCGACCTAGATGCGTAGGTCATTCAGTAGGATAATCAGGTTCATCTCTTGGATCTTCCTGGTTCTGCATAAATACATTGGCATTAACACAATCTTTGTTATTGAATACCACTACTTCCATTATATTTTTTGCTTGTTGAACTGTGAGGTCATTGAAGATTTCCACATGTCCTCTTCCGAAGTGTAAGATAACTGTCCACATACTAATCTTTTTTAGGAGTATAGCTGTTTTGTGTATTGATTTCTGAAACTATTGTTTTACTTGATTTCATTGGTCTTACAGCTCTTTCATTTGTAGATACTATAGAAGAGAATACTATAGAGAGTAGAAACAAAGTTTCAAACCCTAATGTAGTAGTAGACCAAGTAGTGAAGTCTATCCAAGCGTTGTTCTTCATACCGTAAAAAAATTGCTGTAGTCCTAATGCTATGGATAGGTTGATACAGACTTTGCTAAGAATGGTTATTGTTTTCATATAACTATATTATTATGACTAATTAGTGATTTTGAGCCTTATGCTCTTTTAAAGATTTAGGTGGGTGGTGATCTTACTTATGCACAAAAGAACCCATTACATATAAAAAATACCCTAATCTTGTTTGTGTGATGAGATTAGGGTACTATAATGGCATGGTATTCTTCGCGTGTAAACAAGAATAGCCTTAATAAGCTCCTTATCAAGCCGTTATAGGGCCTTATAGGGACTTAAAAGTCAACTCCTTCAGTGTATCCACACTTAGCGAGAAATGGAGCTTCGCATGCTACTACACACTTACCCTTTTCCCATTTGGCTAGGAATTGTACTTTGTGTGTTAGTGCTTGCAGGCGAAAGTCATAGTATTCTCTGCTTGTCATTGTACATTCTACAATGAAGTTTTCTGTGTAATCTGTTTTGTTTTGTGACATTTTGTGATAGTATTTAATGAATAATTAGACACTTCCCCTTCCTGATGATAGTAACTTACCAATTTTTTGGGAGTGGTGTGAATGTGGGACTGTAATTTCGCGGAAGTCTGAAACGAAGAGTTTCAGCCCACGGAGTGTTGCCCGCGGCAGCGAGCCAAGGTATAGCCAGGCGCGTAGGATCTGCAAGATCCTGTTAGCCGACACCATGCATACCATGGGCTAGTAATCCCCAGGAGTCTGAACCTGGGTTCAGCCCTCGGAGAGCAAGGGTTGCCCAACGGCAGGGCGAAGCCCTTATAAGAGTTGATCGGGAAGAAGCCCAGGCGGCAGAAACCGGAGGTTTCAATGAGCCGACACAATGCTTTTTTGGGAGTGGGCGGGTGTGGTGATAGTAACCAAAAAAATAATGCCTGTCACTCCGAAGAGCAACAGGCGTTATCTTATTATCGCTTGCGTAATTCAGCAAGCATTGCACGAGCATCAGCAACACGGTCTTCACGGTCAAGGTTACGAATGTCCCTAACTTTCAACTTGGAAGCCTTTGCAATGCGAAGCATTTCAAGGTTGTCCTTAGCCTTGTCAAGTTTCTCCAAAGCAAGCATTGCCTGAATTGGTTCGCAGAATGACTTAGCAATAGTACCACGCGAAGGGTTTTCTTGATTGTTGTTAGGAACCAAATAAGAACCGTTTGTAGACAACAACTTGAATGAGTCTGCACCGTGGTAGTGGAACGGAACCATGTCGCCTAACTTGATTGAACCTGAAGCGAAGCAATCAGATAAAGCAAGGTCGCCTGCAATTACAACTTTCTTATCTCCGAACTCGAAGTGAAATGAGTAACCGTCTGAATGAACAAGTTCTAAGTCCATAGTATAGACAACAGTACCGTTAAGCGCATTGCGAGGTGTAATACCATTAGCAACTAACTCAACAGGAGCGACAGCAGGAGCTGATTCAAGACTGATAGACAAACTTGTTGCTAAAGCAATAAGAGTGTCAACGTCCATAGCTTGCAAAGACTTTTTAGTAATACTGTTAGCTTTGCAAATAGCTTTTTGAGCAAAGATTGTTTCAACAACGTCTGCTTGAGTAAATGTGGAAGTAGTTTCCATAATAAATTTTGCGTTTTATACCCGCACGGTTTTAAAAAAGGATAACACATTTATCTGTTGGCTGTGTAGACACCAATGCTTTAGCAAACTACGAAGAGTAAGACAGCCCGTAAGGGAAAAAAGCACCGAAGGGGTGAATTTACATTTGAGGCTGAGTACTGGTGTGTGCGAACCGCGTAGTGCCGAAGAATGAGGCTGCTCGCGGTGAGCAAGAGAGAAAGATAGAAAGAGCGCGCGCAGCGCACCGTTTGAGTGAATGATTGGGAGCTGTTGTGAATACATTTGAGGTGGGAGTGATAGTAAAAAAACAGTGGTATCCCCGAAGGGACACCATGTTATCAACTGTTGAAGTGGTTGATTAGCCGTTGTGTTACTGCTCTGTGTACCATTGCGTGAACAGGACGTTCTACATTGTTGTTAATCATCACAAGAAAGTCAAACTTCATTGAACCGTCAGGAAGATATTGTTTGTTTAACATAGATACAGCAACATCTATGTTAAACACTTCTTCTAGTTCTTGTTCAACATAATCTAATGGTCCGTTGTTGTATTCCTCGTATCTTTCTAAGTTGCACATTAGTTTATACATATCAGATGCAGCTGTTACTGTTGCAGCAATGTTTAGAAATCTAGATGCAGCTGACCTACCGATAGTTGTTGTAATAAAATTCATAATATAAGGGTTTTAATTAATTAATAGACCGCAGGGCTAGATTTACATTTATGCGCCTGTGTTGTGTTGAGTGATAGTAAACAAAAAAAGGTAAGGGCCGAAGCCCTACCCTTAATATCCTTCTGCATATCTTGCATCAAACATAACTTGTGTAACCTCTTCAGGTTCTATGTTTAGATTGAATGCAACTTCATTTACATACTCTTCATTCTCTGGGTTATCCACAGAGTTGACACCATAGGCATCACAATGTTGATAAGTAGATTTGCAAGATGCTAATGCATACAATGCTGAGAATGTTATTATTGTCCACAAAAATAACATTCCAAATCCTGATGACTTTTTCATAAGCTTTTAATTTT